AGTTCGTTTCTGTCAATTTTAGCAGGTGTGTTGTTTGTTTCGTCACAGACAACAATAAAGTCATAGATAGCACGTTTAGCTAATAAGTCGCCTAAGAAACCATCAAAAACTTGTTTAACGTTTGCTCTTGTTAATTTATCGTTTGGTTCAAAGATAAACGGACGAGCCAACGGATCAAATCTCTCACGTAAGTATGCAAGTAAGCGAGCAACGTTTACGCGATCCAATGCGCTGGAGAAACTTTGCAATGTTCGTTGACCAAACACATACAAGCCTTGTCCAGGGAAACGTGCAATTGGATTAATACCAACTCTGCTGCCATCTCCATATAATGTATCGCGTTGCCCACTTGTCAATGACAATGGAATAAATTCACCTTCTGCATTGATATAACCTACGTTACTTGCATTAGTCACAACACCACGTGTTAAACCAGCAGGAGCAAACCATGGATAAGCAACTTGGTCGTTGTATGCCATAGTACGTAATACAATATGACTTGCAGGAACCACAACATTATTACCACTTAAATCTGTTGCTAAACCACTTGGATAATACGCTGCCGCTGTGCTAGAAGCAGTAGTTAAACCATCTTCGCCGTTTGTATCTGTATTTTTACCAGTCATCCAATTGATTAAAGTCTGACCTTGTGGTTGTAAACGGAACGGAGTATCAACAACAATAAACGCTGTTTCTTTACGATCTGTGTTCAATGAAATCATTTCATCTAACAGTTCTGGATATCCAGGAGCTGCAATTAAAGTAAAATACATCATTTCTTCACGCAATGATTCACTGCCAGTAACTGCGGCTTGCATAGCACGAACAACTGCTTGACGTTGTGCCTTACGCAACATAAATGGACTGCCGTCTTGTTTATTACCGCTGTATGTACTCCATAAATTTGTCGTAGCATTAAATTTCTTTACATTACCTGTAGAGACAATAGAATTCCAACACATCATTCCGTCTGGATGTAACAAAGGATCAGGTGATTGATTGTCAGCTAAAACTGCACCACCGTTATTGCCTGAATCACTTGGTGTTATAGTTAAATCAGCAAACAATATACCATTAGGCGTTGTTTGATCTTTAACATCACGTGATACCCAAGTAGAACCATCCCATACATAAATTACTGGATAGTTTTCAATATCACTGCTGTCAATCCAAACGTCATTAGTGTTCGGAGTACTAGGAGCACTGGCATCGATAATAACTTCTCCGCTTATTGGTTCCCATTTTCCATTTGCTTTGACATATAAATCTGCTATTAAATCTGTATTATACCACAATGTATTATTTACAGGTTCACCTGTTGGAGCGGCCATGCTAGCAGTTTCATTCAATGGATACCAATTACCGTTGGTGTACAAACGTAATTCTATATTAGCAATACCGGCTATAACTCTTGCATAAATTTTACCAGTTGATAACAAATTTCCGAATCCTGTTGTGGCAACTGCATCACTGCCGGCTACATCTTTAAATACTGGAACACTTTGTACTTTCCACGGGCTAGAACTAGGTTGTAACGCAGAATTGTATTGTTTTACTGAAAGTTTTAAACCGGCATTTGGACTTGTTATTTTTAACCAAACATCACCGATAGCCGTAGCACTTGGAATGTTATAATGTTCAGATACAAATACTGTAGGTATTGCGGCATTTGCTGTTGTACATGCTTGCCATACTCCAGAAACTTTTTTATATACTTGATAACTAAGAACAGCCGATGTTGCAACTACTGCATATTCACCATTGATACCAATACTAACATCAGGAACTCCATTTAAAGTATCTTCGAGATCTGTGATTACTATTGGAGTTTTTGCAACCCAATTAGCCTTGCCAGTTGCTGTTGCTTCAAAAATACCCCATTTTGTATCACTCAAGTCTGACCAGTATGTACCGTTGATTGGTGCACCAGTTGGTTCTATATCACTTGGTTCTAGTTGTGACAAATCTATATTAGCTCTTAGAACATAAGCACGATTTGCAAGTCCTAGATAGCTGTAAGCAGCCATCAAACCATATTCATTTGTTTCTGCTCCGTGGATCGGAGTACCGTCTACTGTTTTGAACTTTGGCTGACCAAAAAGTTCTACTAGTTCTCTCTGACTAGTTAATAAGTAAGGTTTGGCAGAGTTAATAGACTGTGTGCCGGCTGCATAGCCTGTACCGCTTACATTCGGTTTGTTTGATTCTGTGGCTAATATAATTAATGGTACTGTGCCTTGTCCTGCTGAACCGTACTGGCTTTCGTCTGTAACACTAACTGCAACGCCTGGGGATACTAATGTAGCCATATTGTTCTCCTTATGAGTTATACTTATTTATAACTTTTCAAGGAAACCAGGCTATTTAGCGAAAACTATAAAATTGCAGGTTCAGAATGCACCACAGTTTCTACTTGATTAAACAATGAATCTAATGTAGAGTTGTTATCTAATACATGATCAAAATTAGTACCTACCCAAGCTGTTTCACTGGCATGAATACCTAATTGTTTTAGTTTAGCCGAAGCCACTATATCACCTTTATTTGCATTAGCTGCCATAATGTGCCAGCTAGGCAATTCTCCGCGGTTAACACAAACAATAACACCGCCAGCTTGTTTAATACTGGCTATTTCATTAGGAAATCGGCAATCACTGATAACAATATTGTCCTTAGTTCTACGTAATTTATTCTCTACACTGGCAATCCAAATGTCATCGTGAAAGCCCCGTCGACATACTTCTGTACCCCATTGCTGTAATACCCATCGAGGAGTTAAATTAGGAATGTGTAAGCGTTCTGCCCACCAGGGATCAATCTGTTCTCGCCATTCACGTGCCTCTTTAGTACGACCTTCAAGTAGAATTCTATCCCAACCAAATACTGCGGCCACTGCATCTTTTAAAGTATCAGCAAAACTTTCACGACGAAAGCCGTGTATGTTAACTAGATAATCTGCAATAGTATCCTTGCCGCTGCCAATAAAACCACACACTCCAATAATCATTTTAACGTCTCCTCCAGCCATTGTTTACATTCAGGCCATTGTTTGTATATATGAGATAAACCTCCGGCATTACGCCATTCTTCACAGTTACTTGTTCTATCATCTATTAAGACATCGCCTTCTCGGCAATGACGCCATTTGTCTTGACTAAATGGTCCAAAGAATACTGTAATGTCAGGATAGCGTTCATGCGCCCACCATACTTTATCATTGGCAGCATAGGGCATGGTATAGTCATGCGGTAATGCTGTTAGAAAGAATAAACCACAGTTTGTTTTTTCTTTATAGTCCCTACACCATTGTACAAGTTCATCGGCACCAGGTTTTTTAGGAAGATCCCGATAGAATCGTTGTCGTGTCTGTAGTTTTTTCCAATCGGCATCTGGAATTCTTTGTCCGTAATCCCAGTTACGTTCAACCATTTCTCGAGCAGTTTTCATCCAGTCTGCTACTACATCATCCATGTCTAAAAATATATTCATGCTAATAGTATATAGCATTAAAATCTATTTGTCAATGATATTTTTACTTTTTAGGAGTGGGATTTTCGCCAGTAAGTCTTGGCCTAGCAAACCATAACTTAAACCATTCATCTGTGCCTGGACGAATGTTATGCTTACGCATATATTCGCCCTTGTCTGTGCCAATCTCGCCTGTGATTGGACTTGTGGCATTCTTATCAATGCCAGCTAATTTTCTAAGTTTATCTGCTTCGTTCATTGTGCAATATAAACCTTGTTGCCCACTATTGTGCCAATATATTTTCCCAAGCCTCTAATACCTAATTGAGCCATAGGAATTATTATTTTTTGTGAATTAGGAGGAAGTCTAGGTTGCAGTTCGTCTTTACTATACATTATTGCTTGATAGTCATTGCCTTTATAAGAAATAGTAATTGTGCCATCTTCATTTTTACTAGCTGAATCAGAAATTGCAGGCATTGGCGTATTGGCAGTAGGAAAACCTGGCTGGCCAAAAACTTTGGGATGATCGATTAATGGATTACCTTGAGCACCCAATGCGGCAACACCTAATGCACCTGCGGCGGCTAATTTTTTTAAATCTAATTCATTTAATTGTGCTTCATTTACTATTTCATTAATACGCATAATCTTATCCTATAATAAATCCCATTGGATCTGAACCATCAATATACAAGTTTAAGTCTTGTTCTAACTTTTCAATTTCTGCTTGTGCTTCTGCTTTTAAGTTATCACCATTTAAACTTGTTCCGCCTTGTGGGCCTGCAATCGTGCTAAACTTACTACGTGCTTCACCTAATATAAACTTGGCCTGTGCCATTGCATAGTCTTTGATCCAAGGACTGCCATAAGTATCATTTAATAAATCTTCGTCATCTTTTTGTATATATGCCCAAAGATAAATTTCATCATCTGCTCTAAACTTACGATGAATAAACAATGTTCGGTCGCCTGGGTTGAATGTAAATGTACAATATGCGCCAAACATACGTGCTAGTAGTTCTCTGCGATCTGCATATAGTTCGTAGTTTAATAAACCTGAAAAGTTAGTGTTACTTTGCAATAACATATTACTCAAGTACATTGTGTTAAATGGTTCAAAGTCAACGCCTGTACTACTGATACCCATAGCACCTGTGTGACGCAGAAATACGTCACGAATATTAACTACTTCTAATGGCAGTTGATATGATTGTACTTCTTGTTGGATATTTAATTTTAGAAACTTTTCTGAAACTGCTCTACTGCTACGCTGACGGAACTTACGCAATGACTTTGCAATGGCTAAATCGTAGTGAGCAGAATCCAGTTCCACATCTACCATTCCACCACCAAGTCGCAGTTCTATTTCTTTAACTAACTCGTCTTTGACACTCATAAAAAATCTCCCGTTATGTATATTTAGCGGGAGATTTTAGTTTGAGTATATTGTATTCTAGAGATTATTCTTGTCGAGATAGTGTTTGACTTTGTTAAAATTCTCAACAATTTCAACGAAGTAGGTTAAATCTCCTTGATTAACATGATGCATATAATTTTCATATGTCAATGACTGAGGAAATATATTTTTCTCAAATTTATCCAAAGTGACAACACTTATATCCAACTGTTCAATTGATTGATAGATAAGATCGGCAAATGTTTTAAGATTGTGATTAGAAAAATGATTGACTCTGGGATCTGTTATGCTGTTGCGTATCCAGCGAACATATGAAACAAAGTCATTGATCTCCGATCCGGAGATATCCATTAATGGTATTTTTAAATGTAAAAAATTCTTTGGGATATTGGTCAACGGAATTTCTTTTTCTAACTTCCATCCAGATACTAATATTACCATACTATCAGGAAAATTCTCAGCACAATTTTTTATTGCATGTACATAACAAGAATGATTAATAGAAATTAAATCCAGATCCATTTCAGTCAAGTACCATTCTACATGTTCTTTATTTGCCTTCAACCATGCGTTTTTAGGTAAACTTAAATCCTGATATTCAATTAACATTGAGCTATAAAAACTTGCAGATTCTGGAAATTGATTTTGAAATTCGAAATGCACCCTTCCAGGATTGGCCAATGATAAAATAATTATATCCCCATTGTTGATTATATTATTCTCAATGTCGTTGTAAAACGTTTTCATGCAATACTCTGCACTACTGGCTCGAACTGCTTTATTAAGCACTGGTAAGTTTAGCTTTTCAGATAAAAGCCGAACCCAACCTAGGTCACGATTAAACAAATACGGAGCAACAAAGCTGTCTCCGTAGGCCATTATTTTTTTCACTTGTAGATCTTTAACAAAATTACATCTGTACTTATACGCCCATTAAGTTTGATCTCAGTGCTTTTAATTCCCTTAAACCATTTCTTAGCGGCTGGCTTACCATTAGTACCAAACTCCTTAAGTTGATCTTTTGGCTTACGCAGAGTTTTTTGCACACTTGCATTGGCATCAAATCCTACAATAGAACTGTTCTTAACTGTTAAGGCGCCTGCATATTGGTCTGCAATGTAGATGCCTAACTTACGTGTCTTTGTATTGTAGACCCAAAGTTCTTGTGCTGTAAGAATTGTAGTTGGATCCGCACTTTTAAGAGCTAGCTCTTTAAACTCTTTTGCGTATTTTAATTTAGCAACAACCTTTTCTGGCAGTACTGCTTTCTTCTTACGTGGAGCCTTGCTGGCTTTCTTAACTACATTGTAACTGTTGGCATCTGACAAAGCCTGTTGCCACCATTTAATCATAGCGGTAACTTGACGCTTGCCTAAATGCTTATATGCTTCTAATAGTTGACTATCTTTGGTAGAGTTGACTTCTTCAAACTCTGCAATCTTTTTGTTGATGAACTCCGTTACAGTTTTAACCTGTACTGCTGGCACGTTCATTTGTGTCATCAACTCTACCAGCTTAGGTTCACCTTTGAACTCTACTGTAAAATCATCAAAGCGACCTTCCAGTTCTCCCAAGAACTCTGCTGTCTTTTCTGCCATACGTTCTTGGATGTTAAACTTTGGTTTGTCGTCTTTAACTTCTTCTACAACGACATCGCTAGTATCAATGCCAACGTCTGCTTGTTTAAGTTGTTTGACAAGAGTGCGTAGTGTTCCAAAACGAAGTGACAAGCCAACACGCCCTGCTCTTAGTGCAAAGCCGACAGTGGCTCCGGGCCAGATGTCGCCACGACGAACCGCGTCTGCTGTTTTTTGACGACGTGGGTTACGAGCAAGGAATTGGCTAAGCCATTCTGCACTTTTCTTTTTGTCTTGTGTGTGAGCGTACCAATTAAGTGTACGCATGACCTGTGTCCTGTACTCACTGTCGGTCCAAGATTGTTGTTCTTCAACACTAGGGTAAGTGGGTTCTTCGCCAACATACTTAGCATCCACTTCTCTATAGACTACTGTTTTAGCAGGAGGTTCATATCTCCATGCCAATTTATCTGTGCTTAATTGTTTAATGATTTTTTTGGTAGCCATACTTGCTCCTGGTAAAAATGTAATTATACACTAACTTCTATTTTGTGTCAATTGCCCTACGCAACAACAATTCTTGTCTAGAGAAGGCATCAATCTCCCATGGCATGTCCAAATATTTGGTTTTTTTGGTATACTTTTTGCCTCTCCAATATCTAACTTCATTTGGAGCGAACTTCATTATGCCTTTAGCCAACTGTCGGACATGTACCATTTCATGTGCTAGAGTGGTAGCCATTTCCATCATTGTTATTGGAGTAATACGTTTTGGTGTTTTGAGTAGCACCATCATACAGTCAGCTACTTCTATGTTCATTGTAGCACCTTGGAAATCATCTTCCAAATCTTTGGTGACTTTTACTAGAACAGCTCGTTTACTATTAACTAGTCCTAACTGTTCAATAAACGATGGCATCAAACTATCTAAAAACTTTTTAATTTTTGGATTGTCTGCGTCCACATCATATTCCATCATAACTAACTCCAATTTGTGTGTATAGTGTATTATACTACAGGAATCAATTTGTGTCAATTAAAAACCCGCCGAAGCGGGTTTGTGCTAATCAATTCTTATTAATTAGAAATTATGTGTCAATCCAAGACCAACTTGTTTAATATCATTTGCTTTTCCACCAGCATCAACTGTACGATAAGCAACAGATGCACTAGTGCGCTTGCTAAAAGCATAAGCAACACCTAAGTTGTATGCTTTAACATCTCCGGCCTTCAAACCAGTTTTAATACCATAACTACCTTTAACGCTAGTTGTAGCATTTACTGGAGCAGTTACGCCATATAATTGACCTTTAGTCTCAACTGTGCCTGTTTTGTCTTCACTTTGAATTGTGGATAATTCCACGCCTGCTACTTTTCCACTAACTGTTACTAGGCTAGTATGATCAGTACCGCTGGCAAAACGTGCAACCGCGGCAGTTACTGGACCAATTTTACCACCAAAGCTCCAAGATGTTGCTTCTACGGTAGAAGGGTTTGTATAAAAACTACGGTCATATGTAACATTAACTGGTCCAACAGTTGTTGCTAAGTATGCACCATCGCCAATACGCTTGTCACGTACATTGATGACATCAGGAGATACTGATGCATAATTTGCACCACCAAATGGATCTGCTGTTTTCATAGTAATATATTCACTATGCTCTTTACGTCCTAAGTCAACGCTACCAAAACGACTGGCAAGACCAACAGTACTTTGACGATCTCCAAGTTGTGTTGCGGCGCCTGTTTTTGGATCATCGGCTGCTATTGAAGTTTCAACTACTACTCTAGCTGTCAAACCTTTACCTAGGTTTTCTTGTGCTCTAATTCCAATACGGCTAGAGTCATTTACCAAAGATTTGACTGTAGTAGTACCAGTTTTTGTGCTGTCAACGAATTCGCTGAGTCTACCATAGACAGTAGCTTGAGCAGATGCCGCTGTAGTTGCCAATACTAACATAGTTGCTAAGATTGTATTTTTCATAATAATTTTCCTTTTTGTTTAGCAAATTAAAATAATTCACTAGCTTTATATATTACAAGCATTCTAATTCTACAGTGAAAGAGGTGTAAAATCAAAGATTTTGATGAAATTTAGAAGAATTGCCAATTAAAAGTTATAGGTAAATAGTTATACTATGCCAAGACTAAGCCTGTGGAAATCTGAAAAAACTAACGACTACTATTTCATGGATAAACTTATCCGTGAACAATTTATGGTAGGCGGTACTGGAGTATTGATCCACAAATATTTACAACCAGCAGATCAGGGTGCCAGCACTGATCCAACCAAGCCCAACTATAGAGCCGACGACGTTCTCAATGAAACTAAGATACAAGATTTATTATTCTTAGAAAATCGTGATAGAATTTATGATCCAGATATCTACGATCTTCGTGGAGTTTATAATGTAGGTGATCAAGATTTTGATTTAACACAATTTGGTTTATTTTTATCAGCCGATACTATCTATATTACATTTCACACAAATGATATGGTTGAACGCATGGGACGAAAACTCATGGCCGGTGATGTATTAGAATTACCACATATCCGTGATGATTTATTGTTAGATGAAAGCAAACCAGCTATCAACAAGTTTTATGTTGTGCAAGATGCTAGTCGTGCCGCAGAAGGCTTCAGTCAAACTTGGTATCCACACATTTGGCGTATCAAAGCAAGCCCAATGACGGATGCTCAAGAGTATAGAGATATTTTATCACAGCCAGCAGACAATGGTGTTGACACGTTAAAAGAAGCATTAAGCACTTACCAAAAAGAACTAGAAATTTCTAAAGCTATTATTGCTCGTGGTGAACAACTTGCTCCGACTATTTTAGATGATGGCAGTAATGTGTTACAAGATACTACTAAACAATATCAAGTGGATGCTGATCCAACATACGATCATGGTGAAGCATTAGACTCTGGTCTAAGTTTCCCATTAAATCCTCATCAAGGAGATTTCTTTCTTCGCACTGATTACAAGCCTGCGGCATTATTTGCTTATCGTGGAACACGCTGGCAACGTATTACAACACAGAATGGTCCTGTAGATTTACAGGATGCTGTATTGAACGGTGCCAGCTTTATTAATAACAATGCTGTTACAGTTGTTGGCAATAAAGAATTCCCAGAACGTCAAGCACTAAGCCAGATTGTTAAACCTAAGACTGATTTCTAATTATGCATATATATAAAATTACAAACTTGTATATGGAGGCTTCGGTTTAACACCGTTGTTGTATTATCAATTATTTTTATGACGAACAAATAAGAAAATACTTAACGCAGTTTATGCGTATATTAGGTGGTTTTAGTGTAAAAACTGGTAAAGGTAGAGACGGTGCCGAATCTTACATCCAAGTTCCAGTACGCTATGGTGACATCAATCGTATGGCTGCTCACATACTTAAAAATCAAAGTGAGAACATGATTAATACTGTTCCTTTTATCAGTTGTTATGTAACTGATATGACTATTAGCTCTGAGCGACGTATGAATCCTACACACGTAGATAAAGTCAAGGTCTACGAAAAGAAGTTTGATTCAGAAGCTGGCGAATACATAGACGGAGAAGTAGGTAATACTTACACCATTGAGCGTTATATGCCAGTGCCTTATGATTTGACTGTACAAGTTGATATATGGACCAGCAATACAGATCAAAAATTACAATTATTAGAACAACTATTAGTTTTATTCAATCCCAGTATTAATTTAAAAGTCAATGACAATCCATTTGACTGGAGTAATTTAACTTATACTGAATTAGTAAACTTAGTGTGGAGTGTACGCCAAGTACCGCAAGGCACTGATGACATTATTGATGTTGCGGCTATGAATTTTACTATACCTGTATTAATCAATCCTCCTGCAAAGTTAAAACGTCAAACATTGATTCACAGCATTTTAACAGAAATACGAAAATTGAAAGACGGTGATTCATTAGATTGGATTCCCAGCGATCCTATTCCCAATAAAGAATGGGTTGTGGTTACTTTTGAAAATTTAAAATTGCAGGTTAAAATTGAAGGTGATCAAGCAATTTTATTAAACAGCACAGGCGGTGTAACTGATCTAAATGGTGATATATTGAGCTGGGCAAATGTATTAAAACCGTATGGTGAACTAAGATTAGGTATTAGCAATTTAAGATTACGCAGAGGAAATGATGTTGGTGATCCTAGTCAAGATATAATTGCCGTTATAAATGATCTAGATCCAGTGGAACTTAATACTGCAACCATAACTATAGATTCTACTACATTACCTAACGCAACCACATCAGCAGTTAATGCTATCATAAATCCTACTAGAAGTAGTCCTGGTAAAAATTTAGCAAACGCAGTTACTGGTCAACGTTATCTAGTTTTAGAAGATGTACCTAATACTATTGCATGGGGGATAACAGGAGCGTTAGCTAATGATATTATACAATACAACGGAAGTAGCTGGATTGTTAGTTTCAGTAGTATAAGTAATAATAGTGCTGTTGTATTAAATGCAACAACTGGTTTATATTATGAATGGCGTAATGGTCAATGGATTAGTGCTGTAGAAGGCACATATCAAAACGGATGGTGGAGATTATATCTTTGAAACAGTTTAGAGGCGTCGGAGCAATTATAGTCAGTGAAGACTCAGGCAAAGTTATGACTGTGCTTCGTAGTCCCGAAGAGAGTTATCCTAATACTTGGACATTTGCCGGAGGCAAAGTAGAAGTTGACGAAGCTCCAAATGTAGCTTTAATTAGAGAACTCAAAGAAGAATTACAATTAACTAAGATTAAAAAAATAATACCTTTGCATAGATATCAAAATAGAAGTAAAGATTTTATCTATGATACTTTTGTAGTGTTAGTAAGCAAAGAGTTTGTTCCTGAGCTTAATTGGGAAAACGCAGGTTATGCGTGGACTGATATAGACAGTTTACCTAGCCCATTGCATCCAAAAGCAAGGAAAATGATCAGTTCATCAAGACTAATCAAAAAATTTAAGAATTTTTATAGTTGGGTTGATAAAAAGAATGGCAGCAGAGATAATACAATTTCCGAAAAGACAACAACTTAAGATTGCAAAATCTGTTGATTTGTATTATTGCTGGGATTATAGGCTTAATAATCCTTTGTTGAATAGTATCTTTAAACCAGAAGTAAGTTATGTAGAACGTTGGTTTTTACAAACTCGTCATTTATTAAATAGCGAAGCCGACGAACATCCTATACTACAGTTATTGCTTAGTACTCAAGATAGTACTCTCGATTTACTTATCGAGAGTACTACAAAAGATTTAAATATTCAACTAGAATCTGCTAACATTGCATATAAAGATGCAACTGATATTAATATATCTAGATTAAATCGTTGGCTAGTTAAGTGGCAAGGCTTACAACAATATCGTTGGCGTTCTTAAACTCTTTAAGACCCAAATGGCCTAATTCAAAACTAACCTTAACATCTAACCATACTGGGATATTATTCTTTTTACAATTTCTAAAAAATTCAATATCTTCCCCGGTATACTGTCCGTTGTTAAATCCTAGAATAAACCAAGGTAATTCTAATTGATCAAACACTTGAATTTTTATCAAGCAAAAACCCAATGCCATGGCTTCTACTCTTATATGACTATCGGTTTGTTCATGTAGTTTTACATAAGTATTCCAATTGTCTATACTATGCCAAGCTGTGGGAATAACTGGTTCTAGTCTTTTACTGTAAGCGCCACCTACCACGGGTTCATTGAAGTTGAGCATTTCTATTACATGACTTGGTTTAAATGTAATATCACTGTCAATGAACATGACATGAGTTGCGCCCCAATCTTGAGCAGCTTTGACTAATTCATGACGTTGATTGGCTATCAATGTTCCTGGACTTAAAAACAAATTATGTTCTATACCAGCTTTGGATAATGCCTTGCCTAAATTATATAAACTAAATGCACACCTACTGTGCATTTGTTCACGTGTAGGCATGCAGATTGCTATTTTGTGTCTCATTATTTAACTTTTTTAAGTACTAATGTAGTTGTAGCTTCATCACTGTCGCTAGGAAGACCTGCATCGGCAGAATAATCGTCTTCTAGACTAATTCCGATTTGTTCTTCTGCTTTTACAGTAGCTTCTTTAATAGTGTTAGCTAATTTTACACAGATTTGTGTTGATTTAATATACAAATCTTCTGGTAATTTTGCCATTTTAGTCATAGTGTCTACTGCTGGTTTACCATAAGTTAGTAATTCAATGGCCGCAATTTTACCTAGGTGTTCAGCCCAATAGTCTCTTTCTAAAATCTCCCAATTAGAAATTTTAGATTCTAGTTCAGAACTATCTTGATTCAACAAGAATGTTTCTAAAGTTTCTTTTTCTTCTTTTAGACAATTAGTTTCAAATTGTCTAGTTTCAGTTAAAAGATCGCTGTTAATTTTTCTAATTCTATTCACCGTTTCGATGATATATCTTGCACTTGACACACCTGAGTGGTGATCAAAATTTTCACGCTCAAATACACTTTGTGTGTTATAAGGGCATAATTCAAAAAGTTTGGTTAGTTGGTTAGTCATAAAAAAATACCTCAATATGTTAGTACTGAGGTATTTATATACGTTATTCTAAATATTAATAAGCGTATGGTGAAGTTGCACCGCCGAATGTCGATGACATACTAATTTGAACTCCTGAGCTTCTTCCTTTGTAAGGACCAAGCGTACCGCTCAAAGTAATGTTCTGACCTGCGGCTGGGGCTACGTTGTTATATGCTTTCCGTATTCTGCCCATTGCAATTTCAGTTCCTGTTGCTGGTAAAATAGCCATTTATGATCTCCTGTTTTGAATTATTTATCGTAAATAATGTCTTTGACTTTTAAGAAGGGAGTTTCCTCCCTTCTTATTTACAAATTAATGTAAAGTCTTTTTAACATCCTTACGAAGTTCTTCGATCATAGCTTGTTGCTCTTTAATAGCTTCAACTAGAACGGATACAACTTTGTCATAACGAATAGTTTTGTAACCGGCTAATCCAGATTCAGTAACCAATTCTGGCATAACTGCTTCAACTTCTTGAGCAAGTAAACCAATTTGGTTATCGTAACGTGAAACGCCTAGTTCGTGAGCTAAGTCGTTGGCCTTGTATGTGTAACCACCAATTGCCATAACTTTGTCTAACGCACCGCTGATTGGGTTGATATCAGTCTTCAAACGTTCGTCTGAGAAGTAAGCTGTAATCTCACCAGTTGCTGTAATACCACCAGAAACTGCAATAGCACCACCAATTGAACCACCACTTGTTGACAATGTGTTAGTAACTGCTGTACCGCTTACGCTGATACCTGTACCAGCAGTAACAACTGTAATTGCCGCACTACCATCAAAGTTTACACCTTGAATTGCACGAGCTGTTTGTAATGTAGTAGCTGTTGTAGCATTACCCGACACAGCACCAGTATGTGTACCAGAAGAGTTACCGCTTAATGTAGCAGTAATTGTACCAGCAGTAAAGTTACCACTTGCGTCACGAGCAACGATAGCACTTGCTGTATTGGCACTTGTGGCTGTTGTAGCTGAGTTGCTTACTTTACCAGCAGTGCTGATTGTTGATAATTTACTATCAGCAATACTACCGGCCAACATTGTGTTAGTTACAGTACCTGTGTCTGTTGTATAAACACCGTTTGTTACAGTACCAGCGTTACCGCTTACTGTACCAGTTACGTTACCAGTTACGTTACCAACTAATGTAGCATTCAACGTTTTGTTAAAGTTCCAACGATCGTCAGCACTTGAATAAGTCAACGTTGCGGCCACTGCTGGACCAGCTACTGTTAAACCAGCACCGTTAGCGGCAGCCGCTGTAGATGCATTTTTAGCCACAGTAATGTTCAAGTCAGCAACATCCAATGTTGTTGTATTGATAGAAGTAGTTGTACCGCTAACTGTTAGGTTACCATTCAATGTTAAGTTGTTGAATGTTGGGCTATCACTTGTACCAATTGCTTGACCAATACTAACTGTTGTGCCAGAAACACTAACACCTGTACCAGCTGTATGAACTGTTACGTTACCTGTACCATCAAAACTTACGCCGTTGATTGTACGTGCTGTTGCCAATGCTGTTGCTGTACTTGCGTTACCACTCAATGCGGCAGTAATTGTACCAGCAGTAAAGTTACCACTTGCGTCACGAGCAACAATAGCACTTGCTGTGTTTGCGTTAGTAGCTGTTGTAGCTGAGTT